TAATAAGTATACCTATAGATCCATATTTTAAAATTAATACGAATGTAACACATCATGATATAAGTGGTTATTTGATAAATAAGCAACAAAATACACCAAATATTTCATTTGATTCTAATAAAAATAATATATTTATAACATTAAATTCTAAATTAAATAAATATCAAAATACTGATGTGGTAAAACATACACAAATAACTGGTGATATTTTTGATATTGACACATATAATAAAATTTCAGATAAAGTATATGAAAATCAAACATATGCAAAAATAATAATTAATAATAATAGATAATGGATAGAATTATAATACTATTGCTTGCAATATTAATTTCTTTATGTTTATATTATTTAAATACTAAAACACTTATTAAAAATATAGAAAATTATAATAATTATAATAAATTTACAAATAATAATTTTCATAAATATTAAATAAATTTATATAAAATTTAACACAAATAACATAATATATGAAAATTGAATATATTATTCAATTCGCACCATTAATAGTTGTTTCTTTATTATATTATTATAATAAAAAAAAATGAAATATTTGAATTAATATCTTATTCGGGTACAAAGTTAAATTTTTTAGGTTTTATTTTTTTATATTCAATTGGTAATTGTCTACATTCATCAACTTTATTCCAAAATTCTTGAATTTTAGGTAATATTTCATGCCATAATTTTTCATTATAAAATACTCGCTGAATATACATTTCATTTAATACCCATCTTGATAATTTACAAAACTTTTTATCTTTATTATCTTGAAGCAGCATTTGCTTATTAATATTAACTATTGTTTCTTCGGCTGTTAATAATGCATCACTATAAATATAATAATATTCATCTGCGATATTATCAAAATATTCAGCAATTATACCATGATTTTTTTTACCTAAATTGTTTTCATTTACATAATCAATATATTCATAATCTGTATCTATAATCTTAAAATCACATTCTATATAATCACATTCATTTAATTCACATACTGCTAATTGTCCCTGTATTTGATAATAATATTTTTCAGGAATAAAATTTTCTTTAATTTTTCGCGAATAAGGACATTTAATTTCTACCATAATACCAATATCAGTTATTCCATCGGGTGAAGCACCAAAATGTGAAATTTTTTCATTATTTAATAAACCAAATTCATGAACATCTATATTATTTTTTTGAGAATAACATCTTTGAGCCATATCTTCAAACATTGTACCCCATTTTAAAGGAGGAATAGAATGATATATAATATTATCTATAAATACACCTGCTTTTTTTTTCGCAAGTAATAAATTATTTTTATTTAATGCATCGTGTAAATCACTTGCAGTTAGACAAGTTTTTCTTAAATCTAACCATTCTTTTGTTTTTTGTTTAAAATATGGTTTACATTTTAAAATTCTTAATTGTTTTCTATAATTATTTAATAATTCAATTCTATTATCTATATATTTTTTATCAATTTTATCACAAATTAACTTATCGTAATCATTATTATCTAAATTAATATTATATTTTATATATTTATATAATTTATTGTCTATATCTGTTTTATTATAATCATAATTTATATCCATCGTATTTATTCTATTTATTAATTTATCTAATGACATTATAATATAATTATATATAATTATAATTTTTATATCAATTACATTTTTTAAATTAGAATTTAACATATATTGTTACTATCATGATAAAGTATGTAAATTTTAATCATTTTTATTTATTATTTCCAGAATTTATTATATTAAATAAATCGTCATTTAATTTATTTTTATAGGATTTTGATTTTAATTTTCTATCTTCTTCGTGTTTTTTTTGTTTTGCTAAAACTTTATTAGCTTCATATGGTATTTTTGTTACATCTTTTGATGTAACTCTTTTATTTTTATTATTTAATATTAATTTAATTTCTTCCGTTTTTTTTTCTAATAATTTATCAAAATTTTTATTTAAATCACCATATTCACTATTCATTATATTATATATTAAATACTATTTATTTTTAAATATTATCATTTATTTCTTTTATAGATATATTATTATTACTTATATCTATATATTGATAATTTTCTTTACCATATGCTCTTGATATTCCTGTATCAGTTAACCATAACTTATTTTTATATAATGTAACTTTATCTACAGTATTATGCCCAATAAACATATAGGAACATTTATTATTATTTAATACATATTCTAATTCATTTTCATTTATATCTCTTGTCCATAATATACCATCGCTACTATCTAATATTATATTATCAAATATTTCCTTATCTTCAATTTTAACTTTATTTAATAATACAAATTTATTCCATAATTCATTAATATATGATATATCTTTATTATATTTCAATAATATATCTATATGATTTTTTTTTATTCCCGCATGACAAAACAATAAATCATTTATTTTTACTACTAATGGTCTATTAGCTAATATATTTGATAATTCTCCGTTTGGTTTAAAACCATTATGTCGATTTATATAATTACTATTTTGTGATACATATGAAAAATTTCCCAATATATTCATTAATTCATGATTACCTATTAAAGATAATAATCTTCCACCCTTTATTTTTGCTAAATTATCTAAACTATTTGTAAAATATAACATCTCTATGTCTTTTATTTTTTCCCACTCTTTTATTTCATTTGAACGATTTAAACTATCTATTTGATCACCCATTTGTATTACAATTGTATTAGATGGTACTGCTATCCACTCTAAATTATTATTTATTATTTTTGCATTTATTAATATATTTTTAAATCTTTTTAAATCTCCATGTATATCACCTATTACAACTATTCTATCGTACGAAGTATATTCATATGAATTAATATTATACATTATATATATTATTAAATAATATAATATATTATTATATAAAAATATTTAAAATTGTTATAATAGTAAAATATAAAATGTCTATTGAAGATATTGCTTATATGAAAGATAATTGTATAAAACAAAGTTATATTTTTGTTGTTGATAGTAAATCAAGAAATAAAAATTTATTTCCCTTACCTAATACATATGTTGTTGATTTTGATGTACCTTTTAAAAATGTATTTGCAATGGAAGTTATAGATGTTAGTATTCCTAAAACTATGTATAATATCGATTATAATAATAACAAATTTTTATTTTATATTAATAAAAATTTTGAGAATATTCATATTGATAATATTAATTTTACTATGATTGAGATACCAGTAGGTAATTATACAACTGATACTTTTATTAGCGCATTTCAATTACTTATAAAAAAAAATAATATTCCAGGAAATTTTAAAATAAAAGGTAATAGTACCCCAGCTGATTTAACTAATATTATTAAATTTGAATGTGATTTTCCTTTTATATTAGATATGAAAAATTCAACAATTAATGAAACTCTTGGATTTGATTTATATACAAATAGTAACTTAAACAATATTAATTATAATTATGAAAATATTAATTCTAATATAGGATATGAAAAATATTTTCATTCATTATATTCTAATAATAAAAATATTATTATTGCACCAGGTATGTTATATTTAATTAATTCTAAATATATTCTATTAAAATGTCCAGAAATAGAAGAACATTTATTTGGTTCATTATCTTATAATAAAAATAGTATAGGTTTAGCTAAATTAAGAATAAATAGTTATGGTTATAATGATGAAAAAATAGATTTTTTTAAAGTACCACTAAGAGAATTTCATCCTATTGGAAAATTACAAAAAATAACATTACGTTTCGAAGAAAATTCTGGCGAATTATATGACTTTAAAGGAGTAAATCATAATATTACATTTGCTATTTATTATTATGAACCAAAACAATTAAATTTTTTTACAAAATCTGTATTAAATCCAGAATATAAAATCGATCATTTACAATATATGTATAGACAAGAAGACCAAGAAGGGTCATCAGATGAGGAAAATAATTTTTCGAGAGATAATATTGATTTATATAAACATAAAGAATTATTATATTCATATGAAGAAAAAAGCGATACTAGTAATGAATTTTGTATAAATGAAAAAAATAGTGAAGAAGGTGAAGAAAGTCAAGAAAGTGAAGAAGGTGAAGAAAGTGAAGAAAGTGAAGAAAGTGATACGAGTGTTTAAATAATTAAAATAGTACATTTCTTAAAAATTATAATATTATATAAAATGTTTTTAAAAATTAAAAAAAAATAAGAAATGTACTATTTTATAATAATATTGTAATTTATATTAACGTCTTCTTTTATTTATTTTAAATTGTTCTTCCAATTGTTCATTTGGTTTTTCCACTTTTTCCTCATCATCTTTATCCTTTTTATCGGAAGTTTCTTCATCTACATCATTATCTTTTGTAGATTGAGATTCTTCAATTTTTACACTTTTAGTTTTAATTTCCGCATCTGCGATACTTTTCTTAGTTTTTTGCATTTTTAAAATTACATTGTCTAATTGGGAAATTATTTCATTTAAAGAATCTCGAGTTAATTTACCATCCTTTATTTTATCATCTAAATCTGCAGTTGTAACACCATCTTTTAACCATTGTTCTAATATTGTATTTATGACATTTTCTTCATTCATTTCAAATTTTTCTAATTTATTGTTTTTAAAATAACAACCATATGCTATATTATATAGTATTAATAATATTATAATTAATATAAGCAAATCTAAGATAAATTCTAATGTTAAAAATTTGAAATTCATACTATTTGTTCTTCTGTATTTATATAATATTATAATTTTAAAATTATCATTTATTTAATATTATATTTATTCTTGAGTTATAGGTTCGGAATTAACAACTGAATTACATTTACGTGCTGTATTTTTAATATCTTTCATTAATTTTTCTGTTAGAATAGGACTTCCAGTATTAAGTGGTGTATCGTGACATTTATTATTCATTCTTAGACAATATGTTAACATTTGTGTTTTATTTGAATCATCTGATAAATCATTACAATTATGTTCTTCAAATAAAGAAGTTATTTTATTATAAATATCACTATCAGTGGAACCAGTACCAGTAGCATCAGAAACACCAGTAGTAGCATCAGAAGCACCAGTAGTAGCATCAGTAGCACCAGAAGCAGCAGTAGCACCAGTAGCTTGAGAACTTTGATCTGATGTGCTACTCTGTATATGACTACATGTAGATTTTTCAATTAACATTTTATAACAATCTCCAAGAGTATCAATTATATTGGGATTACTATTTCCAGTTTGTGAAGTTGGTTGTATAATAGTACATTGTTCTCCTGAACAAGTACCAAATTTTTCAACATTTTTATATTTACAACCAATTATAATAGTAGTTATTAAAAATATAATTAAAATTATAAATATTAAATTTTCATAATATTGAAAATATCTTTTATAATTCATAAATTATCTCTATTATAATATTTTAAAATAAAAAAATATTGAAAAGATATAGAAGAATATGACAGAATTAAACCTTGCCTATGGGTTTACAGATGATGAAGAAATTCCTATTGAAAAAAAACCTACCCGTAAACAACCAGCATATTCACAACAAGAAGAAGTAGAATATCAAAAACCAATTCAATATATAGAACAACCTCAACAAAATATAAATAAACAATTTAATTCTCCTACATCTTCAAATATGTCCAATGATGCACCTATTCCAATATATAGAAAACCAATGGGATATAGTTTTTGGGATAGATTAAATTTAAAAAGACCAGAGGTTATTAAATTAGCTATGTTTTCACTTGTAATTTTATTAGCAATATCTTTGGATAGAGTAGGTACATTTTATATAACTAAATATATAACAGAAAATGTTTTAACAGAAACGCAAGAATTATTATTAAGATTATCATATCCAGTTATCATATTTTTAATATTATGGTTTTTAAAAGCTTTATAATGTAGTATTTAAATAGGGATAATGAAAGAATTAATAAATAATTTTTGCAATCCATCAAATGGATCAAAATCCACATGTTTATCATTAAATTCATTAATATTATTAATTAATACTTATAATGAGTATTCTAATGATAAAAATAAAATTAAATATAATAAAAAAGACAATGAACTTAAATTATTTAATAAATTAGATAAAAAGTTAAAAAAATTAACCAATGGTTCGGGGAAATATTGGTTTTGGACTGATATTATTGAAAAAATGGCTAACGATTTTAATACTAAATTACAAATTAAATATATTGCCAAAAATGAATTAAGACCATTAAAACCTAAAGAATGGATAAAAAATCCATCAGAATGGTTATCAAATCATGATATAGATAGCATATTGAATCAATATAATATAGCTAAATATAATTATTTATATTTGGGTACATATTCTATAGATTTTGCAAAAAAAAATCCAAATGGTAGTTGCTTATATAGTTCTATATGTAATATAAATATAAAAAAATATTTAAATAAATATAAATATATTGGTTTTGTTACAAATTTAGATGAACACGATGAACCCGGTTCTCATTGGACTTCTACATTTATTGTAATAGACCCATCAAAGAAAGCATATGGTGCTTATTATTATGATAGTGTAGGTAGAATAATACCAAATGAAATTAAAACATTTTTAAATGATGTAAAATTACAATGTGATAAAATAAATCCAAATAAAAAATTTAAAATAAAGTATAGTACTGAGAATCATCAACGTAAAAATAATGAATGTGGTATGTTTTCTATTATATATCAAATAAGATGGTTAAATATAAATTATAATAATAATATTGTATTTAAAGATATAATTAAAACAAAAAAATTATTTGATAAAAGTGCAAATAATGCAAGAAATGCTATATTTAGACCAAATTTATGTGAAATAAAAAAGGTATGATTTATTTAAATATTTTATTTAATTTTTTTATAATATCTCTTTTAGAAATACTATTAGCACCCAGTGTATTATTACTTTCTTTTTTTAACTTTAAATCATTTATAATTGGAGATTTATAACCTTTGCGAAATTTAATAAAATAATGTGTATTTATATTTTTATTATTAATAGAATTATTATATACTTTTCCCGAATAAAATCCTACTCTTCTTATTGCAATATCTGCTTTTTTTTTATTTGATATAAATATATAATTACTATTTGGTAATATTTTTTTTATTTTTTTTCTTTTATAATTTTTTTTCGACCATATTTGAAATACACATTTAATTGGTAATTCAAATGCATTATCGGGTAAATTATATGATGTAATTAAATGATAATTTAGCGGTATTGATTTTTGTAAAAATACTTTATTAAAACTTCTTGGTAATATAAAAGCAAAAGAATGGCAAAATTCACAACTTTTTTTAATAAATTTAATAGCCATTGATGATTTTTTACCAAAAGGAGGATTTCCAATTATATATATATTATTATATTTTTTAACTAATTCGGTATAATTATATGTTAAATAATTTTGTTTAATTATTTTACTATTATCTGGATTAATATCAAATAATATATGATTATATTTATTAATACATTGTAAAAATGCACCATTGCCAGCACTTGGTTCAATTATTATATCTTTTTTAGATACTTTTATATTTTTTTTAAATATACTACAACATTTTTTTACAATATAATTATTTGTATAATGTTTATCATAATTTTTCATCTTATTAATATATACCATAAATAAATAATGATATTGATAGAAATTGAAAATATTATTAATACTATTAATAATTATAATATTAATATTACAGGAGTATTACATGTTGGAGCATACGAATGTGAAGAATTACAATTTTATATTAATAATTTATATTTATCAGAAGATAATATAATATGGTTAGAAGCAAATGATAATAAAGTAATAGAATGTAAGGAGAATGGTATTAAAAATATTTATAATTATTTGATAACAAATAAAGATAATGAATTAATTAAATTTAATATATCAAATAATATTTTATCAAATGATTCTGAATCATCAAGTATATTTAATTTTAAAATGCATTTAACAGAACATCCAGAAGTAAAATATACATCATATATTTATAAATATTCAATAACAATAGATACATTTTTAAAAAATCATGTTATTAATATAATTAAATATAATTTTTTATTTATTCATATACAGGGTGCTGAATTACTTGCATTACAGGGTGCAAATAATTATTTAAAATATGTTAATATAATATATATAAAAATAAATATAAAAGAATTATATGAAAATAACCCATTAATACAAGATATTGATAGTTTTTTAAATAAAAAAAAATTTAAACGTATTTTAACAAAAATAACAAAATATGGATGGGGCGATGCTTTATATATTAGATATTAATAATTAAAATATATAATTAAATTAGAATGAATAGTAGATATGATACTTTTAAAAAATTTAAGAAATATAAACAAGGTATAGAAACGAAAACTATTTCTCAGTTGTGCGATAGAAAAAATATAGAATTTGAATTGCAATCTCAACAATATTTTTTAAAAGATTATTTTAAAAATAATTTTAACGATATAAAACAATTTTTACTATATCACGAAATTGGTTCGGGTAAAACTTGTACTTCTATAGCTCTCGCTGAAGATTTTTTAAAATTAGAATCTAAAAATAAAATAATAGTAATATTACCAGCGAGATTAAAAAATAATTTTTACGATGAATTAATGACACCATGTACATATTTTAAATATTTTAATAAAGAGGATTATTTAGAATATATAAATAGTGATACATCTATAAAAAATAAGGAAAAATTAAGAGAAAAATTTATAAAACAAATAAATGAAAAATATACAATAATATCATATGAAAGGTTTAGATTAGACGCACTTAAACATAGTGAAAATATATTAGAATATATAAATGATTTTTCAAAAAATGCAATGATAATAATAGATGAAGTTCATAATTTAATATCTGATTCGTATCCATTAAATACATATATTAATATAGAAAATACTGGTAAGATACCAATTAATGTAAAATCATTATCTATTAATTCTACATTATTAAAATTATTATCAAAATATTCACATGATAGTTGTAAATTATTATATTTAACAGCAACACCAATATATGATTCTTTTAAAGAGTTACCTGAATTAGTATATATATTAAATCCTGAAAAAAATAATAATAATATAGAAAAAGTTTTAACGAATGCTTCTATAAATGATAATTTGGAAAAATTAAGAGGAAAAATAAGTTATTTTCCTGGAACATCAAAAAAAGCATATCCAACACCCAAAATAATTACACATATATTAGAAATGTCTAAAATACAAGATGAAATGACATACACATTAGAAGTAGATGATAATTCAACTGAAAATGAAAAAGAAGCTTTTCTTAGCTATCAAAGACAAATATCTGTGAGTTGTTTAAGTAAAAAATATAAATTATCAAAAATAATTACTAATTTAGAATTATATTCTCCAAAAATATATAAATTATTTAATATATTAAAATCTCCAGATATTTATGGTAAACATGTTGTATATAGTTCATTTATAAATGTAGGAATTAATGTTATTGAAAAAGTATTAATAGATGACGGGTGGATATCTATATTTAAAGTTTATAAGGATCCTGAAAAATGGAAAAAATATGAAAATAAGGTATATGCCATATGGTCTGGAAATGAAAGTAATAAAAAGAAAAATATAATTAAACAATATGCGAATGATATAAATAATATATATGGTAATAAAATAAAATTAATAATTGGTAGTCCAAGTATAAAAGAGGGTATTAGTTTTAAACATATACAACATATTCATTTATTAGATCCGGTATGGAATATGTCAGGTAAAAAACAAATAGAAGGGAGAGCAATAAGATTTTGTTCTCATTATGATATAAATGAAAAGGTTCATAAGAATTTAAAAAGAAGTATAAATATTCATATATATAAATTAAAATTAAATAAGAATGCTAAAATTTCAGAGACAGTAGATGAAAAATTATATAATAAGATAATACCGGATAAATATAAAGAAGTCGAAATATTAGAAAATGAATTAAAAAAAATATCAATTGATTATCATTTATTTAAAAAAATGTATAAAACTGATGTAATTAGTCCATCATCAAGTATGGGTTCTAATATATCAATTGATAATATTGAAAAAATTGTAAAGAAAAAGAAAAAAACAGAATCTAAAAATACTTGCAATCCTAAAAAGAGAAGACCAAATAAAATAACTAAAAATTGTAATGAAGAATACCCAATTAAAAGAAAGAATAAAAAGGGCGACAATTGTTGTTATAAATTAAAAAAGGAAGAAAAAAATAAAACTACATGTCCAACAAATAGAATACCAGATGAAAATGGTAATTGTAAAAATGGATTATTTAAAAGAAAAAATAAACAAGGTTATGAATGTTGTTATAAATATGATAAATAGTACATTTCTTTATTTTTATAAAATAATATAAAAGGTTTTCAAAATTTAATAAATTTTATAGAAATGTACTATTTTTATAAATATAAATATTTAAAGAAAATATTAATTAGAAATTTAATGGAAATTAGATATATTGATTTATTTTGTGGAATGGGTTCATTTCATTATTCATTTCAGAAATTAGGATTTAAATGTATAATGGCTTCTGATATTTATATACCGGCAAAGGAAAATTATAAAAAAAATTACAATATTGATGTATTAGATGATATATGTTCAATTGAACCATCAAATATTGAGCCATATGATATATTATGTGCTGGTTTTCCATGTCAACCATTTTCACAAGCAGGTTATAAAAAAGGTTTTGAAGATAATCGGGGTACAATGTTTTCACAAGTCATGAGATTTATAAAAATAAATGTTCCAAAGATTGTAATATTAGAAAATGTCCAAGCTCTTTTAAATCATGATAATGGAAAAAGTTTTATAAAAATTAAAAAAGATTTAGAGAAGGAAGGATATAATATCGTATATAAAGTTTTAAAATGTAGTGATTATGGTATTCCACAAATGAGAAAAAGATTATTTATAATTGGTTTTAAGAATATTGAGGTTATAGATTTGAATAATTTCTTAAATCTCAAAGAATATGAAAAAAAAACAACATTAAAAGAATACCTTGGAAAAGAATTTATTAAAGAAAATGCATATACAATAAGATGTGGTGGTAAAAACTCTCCAATAAATGATAGACATAATTGGGATGGTTATTGGATAGATAAAAAAGAATATAGATTAACAATTGATGATGCATTAAAATTACAAGGTTTTCAAAATTATAACTTTATTGGGAAAAAAAATGAAAAATGGAAAATGCTTGGAAATACAATTCCCACTATATTTACGGAAATTATAGGAAAACAAATAATTAAACATACATCTTTTATTTAATTATAAAGATCTGTATTTGAAATATCAATATCATTACGTAATTTTGTTTGGTCACATAATTCATCAATATTAAGAATAAATGTATTGTTATTTCTAAATAAATAATCAATAATAGTAGACATATTTAGTTTTAATTTTTTAATTTTTTCATAAAAAGTTTCAAAATAATCTAAATATTCAGCATTTGCCAAATCATTAAAAGCACATTTAATAATTTCTTTATCTGGATAATCAAATTTATAGATTTTATCAATTCTACCTGGTCTAAGTAAAGCTTTATCCATATTTTCAGGATTATTTGCTGTAATAAATAACATATTACCATTTCCTTTTGACATAGTACCATCTAAAATATTAATTAGACAACTAAAACTTACATTAATATCTAATGCAGTTCTTTTATTGAAATACGAATCAATATCTTCGAGTAAAATAATAGCATTTTTATTTATAGATGAAATTAATTGTATAAATACTTCATCTGTTAAAGATTTACTAAAATTTATTATATATACATCTCTATTATATTTCTTGGCAATAGCTTTACATAAACAAGTTTTTCCACTACCTGGGACACCATATAATAACATATTTATCTTATGTAATCTGCCAAATTTAATATATTTATCTTTAGATTCAATAAAATTATCAATATAATTTATTAGATTATCTTTAAATTTATTATCTAAATATATATTATCAATTGATTGTGGTGAGATAGTATTATACAATTCCCATGAATTTTTAAAATTATAATATATTTTAATATAATTATTATCAGGTTTTGTGACATCTTTATAATTTTTAATAATATTCATAAATTTATCTAAAATATCAAGTGAAGAATTTTTAATAGTAACTCTTTTATAATAATATAAATTATAATCACTAAATGAATTACACATTTTAGCATTACCTTCTTCTGTAATTTCTATTTGTATTATTGATTTTTCAAAATACCATTCAAATTTATTTAATGGAAATTTATAATTAATCAATTTATAAATCCCACCATCATCGTTTAAATTATATTGATTTTTATCTGAAATAATAGATGTTATGAAATTAATATTTTTATTTTTATATTCTTGTGGTTGATTATCGAATTCTTTACCTAAATAGTAATAAAGATAATCTTTTGAAATTTCATCAAATTCAAAACTATACATATTTTAATTATTATAAATAAATAATTATCATTTTTTTATGAATATTCACGAATAAATAGTTCATAATATACATTATATAAATGGTATTAATATATCAATTTTTATTTTATATTAAAATGTATATTAATATAAAATAAAAATTGATATATATATTATAAGGCAAATACAATCAATAATAATGGGTATTCAGGAAGATTTAAATTCATTTATTAATAAATATAAGGTTCAACAAAAAGGAAAACCTTACACCAATACAAGTATAGGAAGTCCAAAGATATCTTTATTCATACCAGATGAAAATTATAATGAATTTATAGACATATATAGTTTAGCTATTACAAATTATATACAATTACATTTTACTGAAAAGCCAATTGATCCAAGTCCTTTAAGAATTGATTTAGATTTTAAATTTCCATTAAATGAATTGAGTCACGAAATTAATGATGATTATAAATCTGTTAAAACTTATAAAAGAATATATACCAGTGAAAATATAGATAGAATAATTACATATTATAATAATATTATTAAAGAATACATTGATATAAATGATGATTATAATTTGGCATATGTAATGGAAAAATCAAAACCATCATTATATCGAAATAAATTAAAAGATGGAATTCATATAGTGTATCCAAATATCATAGTATCAAATAATGTACAACATTTTATTAGACGTAAAATATTGGATATTGCAGATGAGATGTTTTTAGGTTTACCAGTATGTAATAATCACGAAGACATTATTGATAAAGCAATTATCAATGTCAATTGTTGGCAAATGTATGGTAGTAAAAAACCAGATAATGAAGCTTATAGGGTTTCAAAAATATATAAAAATGGTGAAATTCTAAATAAAACAATTACAGCAACAGATGAATTGGATTATATTAAATTATTTTCAATGAGAATTAATAAATTAGATGAAAAAATATGTAAAATTAAAGATGTAGCATTGAAAGAAATAGAAGAATATACAAAGCATGTATTGCCTTCAATTGATAATAAATATAAAATTAAATTACATAATAATATTTTTGCAAAATCATTAAATATAAATAAAAATCATACAAGTGATTCAGAACTTATATTATCCCGTAAACTTGTATTGGAATGTTTATCATATTCTCGTGCAGAAAATTATGAAGATTGGATTAATTTGGGATGGGTTTTAAGAAACATAGATTATCGTTTATTAGATACTTGGATAGAGTTTTCTAAAATAAGTACTGCATATATTGAAGGTGAATGTCAAACATTATGGAAAAAAATGCGCAAAGACCACATGGGTATTGGTACATTAAGGTGGTGGGCTAAACAAGATAATATTCAAAAATATAATCAAGTTATTGATGAATCATTGATACCTTTAATTGATAAATGTATTCGTGGCGATGGGGCACATTATGATGTAGCAGAAGTAGTTCAAGCACATTGTAAAGATGAAATAAAAGCAGTAAGTAAAACAATATGGTATTATTATGATAAAGACAAGCATAGATGGAAACAGACAACAGAAGGATTATTATTGCGTATTAAATTAAGTACTGATATATGTAATAAATTTATAGATAGAACTCAATATTGGAATACATTACAAGTTAATATAGAGGATGATGATCAAAAAACAGCAAATGCTGAAAAGGCTAAAAAATCTTTAAAAATTGCAAGTCAATTAAAAAATGCGGGTTATAAAGATAGTATTATGAAAGAATGTAAAAGTTTATTTATTGATGAAAAATTTGAAGAACTTTTAGATAGTAGAACACATTTAATTGGTTTTGCGAATGGAGTTTACGATCTTAAAATGCATATTTTTAGAGATGGTATGCCAGATGATTATATATCACATAGTTCTAAAATCAATTATGTACCTTATAATAGTGAACTTCCTGAAATAATTGAAATCAATGAGTTTTTTGATAAATTGTTTGTAAATCCAGGTGTTAAAAATTATATTCTTGATATAATTGCATGTATTATTGATGGTAGTATTGCTCAAGAAAGATTTTATATATTTACAGGACAAGGTAGTAATGGTAAAAGTAGATTATTAGATTTAATTCAAAAAACTATAGGAGATTATTATTGTATTTTACCAATTGCATTATTAACACAGAAAAGAGCAGCTTCAAATAGTGCTCAAAGTGAATTAGAAAGAACTAAAGGTAGAAGATTTGCTGTTATGCAAGAACCAAGTGATCAAGATAAAATAAATATAGGATTTATGAAAGAATTATCAGGTAATGATAGAATTTTAACAAGAGGATTATATAAAGAACCATATGAGTTTAAACCTCAATTTAAAATGATTTTAACTTGTAATGAACTTCCAGAAGTACCAAGTGATGATGGTGGTACATGGAGACGTATTCGTGTTGTTGAATTTTTATCTAAATTTTGTGAAAATCCAATAAAACCGAATGAATTTCATATGGATTTAGAATTAACAGATAAATTTGAAAGATGGACTGAACCTTTTATGAGTATGATTATTGAAAGACATAAATATATTAATCCAAATAATATACATGAACCAATGGAAGTTCGTATTGCAACTGAAAGTTATAAGAATAATAATGATTTAATCGGACAATTTAAGAATGAAAAATTAATTATTGATAAAGAAAATATTACAGAAAAAGTAGGTATTAATTCTTTATATAATGTATTTAGAATGTGGTGTTATTCTAATATGCCTAAAAATAAAAAACAACCCGATAGAAATCAATTAAGAGCATATTTTGAAAAATTAATAGGTCCATATCCAATTGATAATAAAGGATGGAAAGGAATTAAAATAAAAGACGAAGATGAAGATAATAATAATGAATAATAATAAAAAAATATTTATTATTATAAAAATATTAAAAAATGATTTTTAATTTTTAATATTCTATAATAAATAGAATATGCAATCTAATGATATATTAAAAGAAAATAATGAACTTAAATTAAAGATACTTAAACTTGAAAATACTTTAATTGAAAGACAAGAGGAATATATTGATACATATAAAAGACTTAAAAATAATATTGATGAATTAACAAATGATAATAATAATCTTAAATTGAATATAAATTTATATAATAATTACGATAGTGATAATTATAGCAATAATACCAGTGATAGTGATAATAGCAATGATATGAAATATTTTGATAAAAATGATAATTGTGCTGGTTTTGAAAATAAAAATTATTTCAACGCCTTATTATCAATTAAATAAAATAATTTTAAATATTAGAGAATGTTATTATCTAAAAATAACTTAATAATTAAAAGTTCTTGTATATATTGCATAAATAGACAACGTAAATATATAGATTTTATGAAAAAATTTAATAAAAAATATAAAAAAAAATCTACAGATAAATTATTAAAATTAATTAAATCTAAAAAATATAATTTATTATATATAGATTATTTATTATGTTATAAAAAATATTATCCAAAATATTATAAAAAATATTTTAATTATATTAAAAAAATTTTAAAAAAATTAGATAAATCGAATGAATTATTTAAATTTTATTCTAATATAATTAAAAATATTAATTAATTTTTTTTATTTTTTAATAGTAAAATATTATGAATAATATTAAAATTCCCCCTTCCTATAAAAATGTTCATATCAGCAAAGATAAAAATTCTAAAATATTAGCATATGGATTTGATAGTAAAAATAGAAAGCAGGTGATATATAATCCAGAATATATAATTAAACAAAAAAATATTAAATATAATAAAATAATAAAATTAAATAAAGTTTTCAATAAAATAATCAATGATATAAATGATAATATTAATTTAATAAATAATGATGAAATAAAATTAACAAAAAAAGATATAGAAATTTCTATAATTATATATTTAATTATAAATTGTGGTTTTAGAGTTGGTAACGAAAAATATAAATGTGAAAATAATTCTTATGGTATAAGTACTATTAGATTTAATCATATAATATTTGATAAATTAAAAAAAAATATAATAATAGATTTTATTGGAAAAAAAGGTATTAAAAACAAATCAGAATGCTTTAATAATAATATAATTTTATATTTATATGAAAAATATAAAAAAACGAAGGATAAAAACAAAACTGTATTTGATTATAATTCTATTGATGTAAATAATTTTTTAAAAAAATATAATAAAAAAATTACTTCTAAAGATTTGAGAACGTGGAATGCTAATAGTTTATTATTAAAATATATAAAATTACCAGATATATTAAAAAATAAAAATCCAATTAAAAAGGCTATCGAGAAAGTATCATATAAATTACATAATACATATAATATATGTGTTAAAAGTTATATAAATCCGCTATTAATTGAAAAATTAAAATATAAATTAAAAAATAAAATAAAAAATTGATATAAATATATTTTATTTGTATAAAAGAGATAATGGAAGTAGATACTATCATAGATAATCTAAAAAGTATGTTAATTGACAGAGGTGATAATATTGACGAATTTATAGAACACGAACAAGATATAGAACGTGACGAATTTTATAATGATAGTAGAATATTAGAATTTCATACTTCAAATACTACTATAATTTTCGCTATGACTAAAAAACTAAGAAAAAATATATTAGATGAATTAAAAAGTTATACTGAAGATATTACTAAATTTATTTTACAATATAATAATAAAAAAAATATTATACTAATTTTCAATAATGATGTTATATCGGCGCCTATATTATTACAATTAAATAAATATGATAAAATGTTACAGAAAAAAAATGGTATGTTGCAATATTTTTATACAAAACAACTTTTATTTAATCCCACCAAACACGTAATGGTTCCCGAACATACTAAATTAACAACTGAAAAAACATCAGAAATTATGGAAAAATATTTAATTAAAAGTAAATTACATATGCCAATCATATTACATAATGATATTATAGCAAAATGGCTTGGATTAAAACAGGGAGATGTTGTTGAAATTAAAAGATATAACTCCAATAGTGGTTTGGCATATTATTATAGATGTTGTGTCTAAATAAATTAAATATTATAGTATATAAATAGAATGAATATAATTAAAAAACTTAATTATATATTAATATATATTATAGTACTAATATATATTATATATTATCTAATTAAAAAAACAAATTATGCTTTGAATACGTATAATGAATTATTTACTATTTCAAAACCTATTCATAAAATTGAAGGTTTTAATGATAATGATAATAAGCTAAAATATACAATTGAAACAGAATCTCCCGATAATATTATTAAAAATACTATAAGTACAAATGGAAAAAATAATTTAATATTTACACATGATAATTCTATTCAACATAAGGTGTATACAACTTTTAAATTTAAAGTTAATAATGAAACTACAACAAATAAATCAAATTCATATGCTATATCTATTTTAATTGTTGGTGCAGGTGGTGGTGGTGGCTATAATTTAGGTGGTGGGGGGGGAGGTGGTGAAGTTATATATATAAATGATTTAATTTTAGAAAAAGATAAAGAATATAATATATCTATTGGAAAAGGTGGGAATAAAGGTATTTTAAATTATAGATGGGGTGGTAATGGTTATGATACATCATTTCATAATATTTTTTCATCAGGTGGTGGAGGAGGAGCAAGTCATTTATATACAAGTAATACAAACGATATTATAAAAAAAATTATTAAAGACCCTGAATTTACGGATAATCCTACAAATGGTGGTTACGGATTATCTGGTGGTAGTGGAGGGGGTTCTTGTGGAAGACAATATGGAATAGTAAAAGATACTGATATTATTATGAGAGGATTATCTAATAATGCTAATAATTTTAGAATTAGTCAACAAGAAAATTTTAATTCATTTGTTAATCATGGTGCAATTGTCAAAGATAATATAAATATAGGTGGGGGTGGAGGTGGAGCAGGTGAAAAATCAGTTGATGTTGATATTCAATATAATGATAAAATAGGAAATGGAGGTTCTGGTATATGTATAGAAGATATTGATATCAATAGTGAAAATTTTTATTGCCCTATAATTTCTCACAATGATCCACCTGTATGTAATAATTTATCAAATAAATGGTTTAGTAATGATTCTTCAAAAAAACAATCTCTGCATTTTTGGGGAGCTGGTGGAGGTGGTGGGTCATTTAATGAAAAAGCTGGAATTGGTGGTAAAGGTGGTGGTGGTAGTGGTGGTTATACATATGATAATTATATAGAAGATAATAAAAGTATAAGAGCTAAATATTATTATGGTGATGATTCTACTTTAAATGCTGGTAATAATTATGATATTAGATTAATTAACGATGATACATATGATAAAATAAATGCTTCGGGTGGAGATGGTATAAATAATACAGGTTCTGGTGGAGGAGGAGGTGGTATAGGTTCAAATGGAGGAAATGGTGGTTCTGGTATAATAATATTAAATATATATGAATTAAATAATATTGAGAATACAGAAGAAGAAATAATAGAAGAATCTGAAGAAATCCAAATAAAAGATAGTGATAAATCAATTAGTGCTTTTAGAAATAATAAAAAAATATTAGGTCAAAATTTAAGCTATTTTTTCAATTATAATATTAAAGATAATATTAATTTTTATAATTATATTGACAAATTATATGAAAACGAATTATTAAATGAAAATTTGTATGATTATGATACTGAAAAATATGATATAAAATATCATTTATTTATAAAATTAATATTTGACTTAAAAATAGAATCTGATTATTTTTTATTTTATAGTAAAAAAAAACATGATACTAAATATATAGAAAATTATAAATTGGAGCCATATATTAAAATAACTAAAATTTTAATTGAAATAATTGAAAATTTAATAATATTTACAAGAGATAATAAAAATTATTACGATATTTTGAATAAATTAATAACACATATAGAATTAAGATATAATTTAGATGAAAATAGAAAGTCTGATAATTATTATAACGAATCATATTATAATTTAGATATAAATAATAAAAAATTAATATTATATATATCTCAACAAATTGATGATAATAAAATAATTGATATAACAAAATTCAAGAAACATTCAAATATAGAATCAATATTAGAGGAGGAAGAATATAATGAAATAAATAGTTTTAAAATAATTGAATTATATATTTTTACATTTTTAAATGTAAAGGAATATAATTTTAATAGAAATATTATAACATTATATATATATTTTAAAATAATAGATATATTGAAAGATTTTTATATAAATAGTGAAAAGTTAATATTAAATAATAAAATAGAAGATTATAAAAATAATGGATGTGATAATATATATAATACTATAACAGAAATTGATAAAATTAATATTAATTTAAAATCATTAACTGGGTATAATTTTATTGATAATTATTTAAATAATTACACTATAAATAATGCTAAATGTACAAAAAATAATTGTCCATATATAACAATTGAATTAAATAATGATCATGATTCTAATGAATTAAAAATAAGAAAATATGATTATCCAATTGATAATGTGGAAGATTTAAAAATAAATAATAAAAAAACAACATATTATGAAAAATTTGAAGATAAATTTATAATTGAATTTGATGGTAAAAGATATAATATAACAAATATAAAATATAGAACTGATAAAAATGAAGACCAACTATATTATTGGATAAGAGAATTGACATTTGAATTGAATGAATCATTATGTAATAGTATAAATATTGGTGAAAACTATAGTTTTAATATATTAGCAAAGGATTCAACTTATATAAATAACGATTATAATAATAATATTAATAAATTAAAATATTATAATAATAATATTGAAAAAAATAGAAATAAATTAAAAGATACTAATAGTAAATTTAATAAATATAAAATACAATTAAAATCTATTTTAAATAAAAGAAATATATATTTCATAATATTTTTTATAATAACTATATTTGTTATTATGTTAAAATTATTAAATATTGATAATAATAAACAAAATATATTTTATATTGTATTTATTTGTATTTTAATTATTATGGTTATTTATAATTATTATACAAGAATATTTATTGAATATTTTACAGAACAAGATACCTTAAAAATATTATGGCAACATAAAAATTATATTAATACAAATAATATAGATAATTGTAAAATAATTAGTGAAAAATTATCTAATGGAATTAGCGAAGAACATAATATGGTAGATATTATACATGATATTAGAAATGACGTATTAAGATATATAAATATTAAATTTATTCTTTTTAATAAACTTATAGATACTATAGAATTAGAAAGAGCAAATAATCTTTATAATAAAATAGATAAAGTATTAGATAAAGAGAAAAAAATTTATAAGCGATATGATGAAGAATATAAATATAAAGATAATTATAATAAAAATATAAATCAATTATTTATACATAAATTAATTAATCAATCTGCTTTTATCAATATGATAATTATTATGTATATTATAATTATTATTATAATATTATTACTTAATTTATTACCAGAAAACTATAATTTAATTATGATTTTAGGATTATTATGTATAATTGTTAATATTTTTATATATACTATTAAAATTGTATTTCCTACAAGAACAAAAGCTAGTAAAAAATATTGGAATAAACCAGGTAATGAATTAATAAAAAAAATGATATAAATATTATAGAAGTGATATAACTACTAATATGAAAACTCGCAATATGAAAAAAAAATATAATGATAATTTAAATGATATAAATAATATTATATTAAACAAAGAAGATGATATAAATACTGAAAATAAAGAAAATGTGATAATTGATAGTGACAAATCAGATAATGAATCAGAAGAAGAATACGAAGAAGAATCTCAAGAAGAATCAGAAGAATCTGAAGAATCTGAAGAATCTGAAGAATGTGATGAATCTGATGAATCTGATGAATCTGAAGAATCTGAAGAATCTGAAGAATCTGAAGTGAAAATACCAAATATAATATTTATAGTTAAAAATCTGAAAAGAAAAAGAAATAGTGAAAATTATATAGAAGATGAAGAAGATGAAGAAGAAGAAGAAGATGGAAAAAAAGTAAATAAAAAAAGAGATTTAAAAAAAGAAGAAATAAATAATTTAAAAAAAAAATATAAGGATATTACAAAAAAATATTCAAATTCAGAATATAATTACTTTAATAATTTAGATATTGATTCTAAAGATGAAATATATAATATTGAAAAACAATTAGAAAAAAATGAATTAACAACTACTAAACAGATGCCTATTAGATTTAAGTTTTTAAAATATAACATATCAGACACTATTAAAAACATAATATTATATAATATTGAACAATTAAATGATATGAATACATCTTCTGGCTCTTATAGTAAATTAAATAATTGGATTGAAACTTTATATAAAATACCAATTGGTAATTATAAAAATATACCAATAAATTCAAAAGATTCTGTAGTAGATATATCAAATTATTTAGAAAAAGTTAAAAAAAATATAGATTTGGCTATATATGGTCATAAAGAAACAAAAGAACAAATTATCAGAATATTAGCACAAAGAATTAGTAATAAAAATGGTTCTGGATATGTAATTGGTATAAAAGGTCCACCTGGTGTAGGAAAAACAAAATTAGTAAAAGAATGTTTATGTAAAGCGATGGACTTTCCTTTAGCATTTATATCATTGGGTGGAATAGAAGATTCTACATATTTAAATGGATTTAATTATACATATGAAGGTTCTACACATGGTAAAATAGTAGATTGTTTAATAAAATCCCGTATAATGAACCCTGTATTTCTATTTGATGAATTGGATAAAATATCGACAACAAGCCGCGGAGAAGAAATTGTGAATTCTTTAATACATTTGACAGACCCAATACAAAATGATAAATATACTGATAAATATTTTCAAGAAATAGATTTAAATTTATCGAAATCTATAATGATTTTTACATATAATGACGAAGAACAAATTAGTAATATTTTAAAAGATAGAATGATTAAAATAAATGTAGATGGCTATAGTCAAAAAGAAAAATTAATAATTGCAAAAGATTATTTAATAAAAGAAATAATTGTAGAATATAATATTGAAAAAAGTGATATTATATTTAAAGATGATGTTTTAAGTTATATTATTGAAAAAACGAGCAACGAAGAAAAAGGTGTAAGAAATTTGAAGAGAAGTTTAAATAATATAATATCTTGGATAAATATGATGAGATATGTTAAAATAGATAATAATATTATCAAATTTCCATATAATGTATCAATTGAATTTTATAATAAATATTGTGCAAATGATATAAAAAATAATTTATCAATATCTAAGGAAAAACTACATTCTTTATATTTATAAATTTCATATAAATATATTAATAATAGTATTATTATATGAGTAAAAAAAATTTATCTTTAATTGTAGCAACTACATTTGATGGAGGAATTGGATATGATAATAAAATACCATGGTATATAAAAGAAGATTTAAAAAAATTTAAAAATATAACAACTGAATGTGATGTAGATAAAAAGAATGCAATAATAATGGGTCGTAAAACATATGAATCGTTACCAAAAAATAAATTACCAAATAGAATCAATATAATAATTACAAATAATAAAGAATATAATAAATTTAATTCTGAAAGTGATATAATTATATATAATGATATAAAAGAAGCAATAAAATATTGTAATGAGAATAATAAAATTGATAAAATATTTATAATTGGTGGTGCAACTATATATGATTATTATTTAAATAATCATATACATAATATAGATAAAATATATTTATCGGTATTATGTTTTAATAAAGATATTAAATGTAATATATTTATTGATATTGAAAAAATATATAAAAATTTCTTATTAATCAAAGATGAAAAATATAATTCAAGTGAATATAAATCATATATATGTTATTTAAAGAGTAATATTAAATTATAATAATAATTGACATAATAAAGATTCTATATATATAGGTTCTCTACCTTTGTTAGTTAGAGACAATATATAATCTAAATTAGCAGCAATTTCTGTTAATTTCATTTTATTTTTATTATTTGTTATTTTAAGTATATCGCATAATATTTTAGATATTTTAATATTATATTGAAAACATTTATAAGATATTGAACGTATAGAATCAATATTATATGATTTCTTATTATATTTTTTTATAAAATCATATAATGGTGGATAATTAAATGTACAAAATTCTTTTGTAATAAGATGTGGCTCTTTATTTTCTATATCTGCAATAAATATACAAAATATAATATTTCTTGTTTTTTCTTCAATTAAAAATTTATTTAATGGTTTGTCAAAATATTCATTAAAAATACTTATAATATCTGGATGACTAAATAAAGGTATTCTTACACAAGTAAAACGACTTATTATTGGTTGTTCAATACAAGATATCTTATTTGTAGTACAAATAAAAAATGCATTATGAGAATAATTTTCCAATAATATTTTAAATATAGAAAAATAATCTTTTAACACATCAATATGTTTTAATATAATTAAATGTTTATAATTAGAAATATTTTTAAAATTTACAATATGTAAAATAAGCTCTTTTAAAAAACTAAAATCTTTTGGTATAGTTGGATTCAGTAAATCAATTTCAAAAAAATATTGATTTTGTAAATATATTATTGTTTTATTCCAATAACATTCAGATTTATATAAATATTTCAAATTGTATTTTTTTTTTACAATTTCATCAATAAATAATTCAATTGGAAATCCATTTATTCCATATAATAACATATTATTATTTGATTTAACTATAAATTTTGCAATTGAATTATAATTTTCATTATTATGTATTATATTAGAAAAATTAGAACTAAATATATTCCAATATGATATATTTTTATTATTTTTATTTATAATTAATTTTTTCATAATTTTAAAATAATATATAAAAAATATTTATAAGTGTAATATAATATGTATTATAATAAGAATCCATATATAATTTTAGGATTAAATAATAATGCTACTATTGATGAAATTAAAAAAAGTTATAAACAAATTGCATTAAAATATCACCCTGATAAATTAAATAATATTAAAGATAATGTTACTATACTTGAATATAAAAATAAATTTATAGAAGCTACTGATGCGTATAATGAACTAATTAAAAATAATAATTTTACATATGATAATTATGATTTTAAAGAAGAAGATTTTAATATTAATAGTTGGAAAGATATATGGTCAAGTATAATTGAAAATTCAACAGAAACAAGAAATATATTTAAAGATGTTGCATCAGTATTTATTAATTCTAAAATAAGACCCAAATCATATTATTTTCCAAAAGATAATGATATTAATATTATACATAATATTAAATTATATGTATCTTATAATGAAGTATTAAATAATTTAAAAAAAAAATTAAGATTAATATTAAAAGGTGTTGAAGAGTTTATATTTATTGATATATATTGTGGCGAATCTTATCCTAATATTACTAAAATATATATTGATGATGATAATGTAGAACATAAAATTATTATTAAATTAGAATTTAAATATTATAAAAATTATGAACACGTAATTTTAAATAATAATAAAATTAATTTAATAACAAATATAGATTTAGATTTAATAGATTTTATAAACGGATATAATAATAAAATTATATATATTGATGATAATTTTATTGATATTAATATACCGCCATTTAGCAAAGAACACTTTGAAATAAATGAAAAAGGAATTAATGAAGGGTCTCTTATAATTAGAATTAAATATAATACTATAGATTTGAAAAAATGGAATACTATTAATAATAAAGATAAAAGTGATATGATAAGAATACTTACTTTATTGAAAAAATGATATAAGGATATTATATTATATATATCCATAAGGAATAAATGGCCCCGAAAAAAACTACCCCACCCGTTAAAAGTGCACCTGTAAAAACTACAGAAGCAGTTGTAAAAAAAAATGTTGTTGAAAAAAAAGTTGTTGAAAAAAAGAAAGTAGAAGATGTTGAATTAGTTGTAGAAAGTAAAGTAGAAGATGTTGCAAATACTATGTCTGTTGATGACAAAAGTTTAGGAGATACACTAATTAATGAATTAACTGATAAGATTTCTGCGGTTCAGCTTGAATTTAAATCTATTCAGCAAACTTTAAAACTTCTTGTTAAAGAATATGATAAGCAAAAGAAAGTAATTGCGAAGGTTCAAAAGAAACGTGAAAATGCTAAAAAATCACCTTCTGGTTTTGCTAAACCCTGTAAAATTTCAGATGATTTATGTAAATTTGTAGGTATCCCATCGGGTTCGGAAAAATCTCGTACTGATATTACAAGACATATCAATTCTTATGTTAAGGAGAAAAATCTTAACAATCCTGAAAATCGTAGGGAATTTTTCCCAGATGAAAAACTAAAATCTATTTTAAATGTAAAAGATGGTGAAAAAGTAACATATTTTATCCTACAACGACTTATTGCGCATCATTTTCCATTAAGTATTAATAAACAAAATGCTCTTGCTGCTGCTGCCGCTGCTGCTGCTGCCAAATAGATAAATGTTTTATTTTTTTTTATTATTATATAAATAATATAATATTATATTATTTATAAAAATATGAATAAAGGTGTAAATATGAATTTTTATATAAATAAAGGAAATAAAAATTTATTACACATTGGATGTAATAAAATGTTAAAAGAAAAATTTAACTTAGATATTGATGATTCAGAATTATTTGAAATTATAAATGAGACAATGGATTCTATAAAAAAAGAATATAATACAAGACATGATATAACTTTGAAAGAATTAAATAATATTACTTTAAGTAAAGTTAAAATATATTATGATAATAAAATTAATATAGATAATAAAGATACTTTAAATGATAATTTAAATGATACTTTAAATGATAATTTAAATGATACTTTAAATGATATTAATTTTGATAATGAAGAAAATATTAATGATACTGAAATACCTATTATTCATAATAAACTTATGAATAATGATTTATTTGAATTCAAAATTAAACAATTAGAACTTAATAGAAATATTATACCAGTTTATTCTAATGATTTTAAAAATAATTATAATGATAATAATATTATACAATTAAAATCTAAACCACAACAGGAAAATAATAACATATCCTTCTCTATGCCTAATATTCCAAATATTAGTAATAATAATTATAAATCATTCGTTATTAATAGTTTGACAAGAGATTGGTCTTTAAATACACAACGTAATAATATTAAATTTAATTTGAATATTGATATTAAATTAAATAACTTTTTCCCAGATTTAATTTGTTTCCCATCATATGTTAAAGAATTGACACCATATATTATAGCAAAATTTTCAGATGGTAGAAAAAATATTTATTATACATTCACTTGTTATATTAATAATGGCAATTGGGATATTTGGAAAACTTTTGATAATATTGAAAAAATAGATTTAGAAAGTAATAATTGGTTAATTATATTTTATGATTTTTTAAATAAAGAATTAAATTTAGGTTATGATAATTTAAAAATTTTAGAAGCCAGTAATATAGAATCCAATGATAACTATAATCTTTTTAAAATTAAAATAGAAAGCGATATTTTAAATAATTTCAATAATATATATAATATTAATGATATGATTAATATAAAAAAAAATAATGGTTCTTATTGTTATAAAAAAATTATTGAAATAATAGATAAACATATTATTATTTATGATAATAATGAACTTAAACTTGATGATTTCTTAAATTCAAAAATTTTATTATGCAATAAACAATATTCAATTATTATTAAATATTATTTACATTAAATAATCTATAACTGATGTAAATAAAAATATTATTAATGTTATTACTTCTAATTTATAAATTAAACGCAATTTCTCTATCTCACTTAATTCATTTCTATTTCTTTTTTCACTTATACTTTTATCTATATTATATATAAAATAATATATTAAATAAATAAATAATATTAAATTTATTACATGTAAAAACATTCCTCCTGAATTTATATGAAAATTTAAATAATTAAATATTATTCTAAATTTATAAGAATCTAAATTTATAAATAATGTCAATATTGACAATATAGATATATATATTACTAAATATATTGTTAATACCCACACTAATGAACTTAATTTATTATTATTTATAAATATTCTAACTATTGTTAACGATATCTGTCTTATTATAAATATTAATACTATAAATATTATCTTATCACTCGTTGTTATATCTAATACCTCATCAGGATTTAAATCATAATTTATTATACTATTGTAAAAATCATCATCTGTTTGCTCTTTTAATTTATCAGTATTATTTATATTTTTAACATATTTATTCCATATTTTATCATAAATTGATAATGAATCTTTTTCTATTTTATTTGAAAATTTTGCGTTACTTGTGTCTTTTAATAATTCATTTGATATATTATTGTTTAATTTATTATTTACATTTGCTAATATTTTAGAATACTCTTGTGATAATTTTTTATATATATCTCTATATTCTTTTATGTCATAATCATCAAATGATATATTATTATTTATATTATTACTATTTATTATACTATTATAATTATCTATTATTTCTCCTATTTTATCCGAACTACTTCTCCCACTATACGATGATGTAGAACCAATTGACTTATCTCCCAATTTTGAAATTTTAGAATATATTTCGTTATAAATATTATACTTATCATTTATACTATTATATTTTATATTATGTTGGTCTGTAAATTTATTTAATTCTTTTAAAAAATCTTCTAAATATTTTAAAAATTTTAATTTTTCAGAATTATTGTTTCTAAATAAAATCTCACCTCCGTTATGTTTATCATCTAATATTATATTATCTTTTAATTCATTAATTGTTGTTATTATAACCTTTATATTTTTTATAAATATATCATATAATGGTTGTATTTCATTTTTAATATATTTTGTTATATTCTTATAATATTCAATTTTTTCCTTTAATATTTCTTTAAATTTATCTATATCCAATTTATCATCGTAATCTCTAATAAAATCTTTTTCTTTTAATTCTGTATTTTTTTTTATTTGTTCCTCTTTTATTTTTAAATTTTCAATAACTATTTTAATTTTATTATGATTTGCATTAATTTCCAAATCATTACTACCAAATTTTTTTCTATTATTTATTATTAAATTTTGCAAATAAGATTTATTCTCTATATTAACATTTTTTTGCTTGATATTATCTACTGAAAAAATATCCCCCTTCTTTTCTTCCTTATTTTCTTCCTTTTCTTCATTATTTTCTTCCTTCTTTTCTTCCTTTTCTTCCTTCTTTTCTTCCTTTTCTTCCTTCTTTTCTTCCTTTTCTTCCTTTTCTTCCTTCTTTTCTTCCTTCTTTTCTTCTTTTTCTTCATTATTTTCTTCCTTCTTTTCTATTTTTTCAATATCTTTATCATCAATTGCACCACCTCTTCTCAATCGTCTTTCCCTCTCTCTAATTCTCTCTCTCTCTCTCTCTCTCTCCCTCTCTCTAATTCTCTCTCTCTCTCTCTCCCTCTCCCTCTCTATAATTCTATCTCTATCACTAATTCTATCTCTATCCATATTTCTTCCTTGGACTCTTTTCCTTTCCTCTAATGAATT